GCGAACTGGGCCGGTCGCTGCGCCCCGGATTGTGTGGTATTAAGGACATAAAGGCTATTCCGTAAGAATGGCGCTCCAACCAATCAAACACAAGGAGCCTGCATCCGGCCGTAAGGCGAACAACACTGTAGCGATGCGGTCAGCCGGAGAACGACTGTTACCCGCTGTCAACGCTATGGACCTATCTATAAGTTTTATGGATATGGAAGAAGTAATCGGCTTTGAAGCCTTATATGATTCGATGCACAAGTGCAAGAAAGGAGTTATTTGGAAAGAGTCCGTTGCACATTATGTATTGAACAGCTTGGAGGAAACATACAAGCTCAATGAGCAGTTGGAAAATGGAACCTACAAGGCAAGGCAGATAGCAAAATTCACGATAACCAGGCCGAAGAAAAGAGAAATCATCAGTGTATGTTTCAGAGACCGCGTTTATCAGAGAAGTTTGAATGACAACGCACTGTACCCAATAATGACAAATTCGTTCATTCGTGATAATTGGGCCTGCCAGCGTGGCAAGGGTACCGATAATGCGAGAGACAGGATGAAACTATTTCTGCAGAGGATGTACCGGAAGTACGGTACAGAATTTTACGGTCTGCAGATAGATGTGCATGGGTATTATCCGAATATGCGGCACGACTTAACCAACGCAATGTTGGAAAGAAAGTTGGAACCGGAAATAGCAAAACGAGCCATTGATGTACTCGACGGACAGTACGCCGGAGATGTTGGGTATAACCCAGGAAGTCAGATGGTTCAGATTGTTGGCATATCGGCATTGGACGATCACGACCACAAAATCAAGGAAGAATTGGATGTGGACGAGTTCGGAAGATATATGGACGATTCGCTTGCGTTCCACCCTTCCAGGGAATACCTGGAATACTGCAGAAAGGTGATCGGCGAGATATTGGCTGAGAAAGGGTTAGAGTTCAACCCGAAGAAAACGAAGGTATTTTGCATTACAGACGGTTTCACATTTTTAGGATTCAAGTACCGGCTAACAGATACCGGGAAGGTTATTATGATAATCGATCCGAAGAACGTCAAAGAAAGACGTCGGATATTACGAAGGCTGGTGAGAAAAGCCAAAAGAGGCGAACTCACGAAGGCTAAGGTAGACGAGTGTTATTACGCTTGGAGAAACCATGCCAGCAAGGGCAATAGTTTTAAGCTCCTGCAGCGCATGGATAAATATTATAAATCATTATGGAGGTAGCCAAATGGAAGTAAAGAAGAACGGCGGCGATGTCGCCAAAATGAGAGCTGACGAGAACATGAAGGCTGAGCTGGCCGATCAGAATGCCAAGATTGATTACCTGGCAATGATGGCAGACATTGAGTTCCCGGAAGCAGGAGACTCAGCAACCAGCACCGAAGAAAGTGAGGAAGAGTAATATGGCAAAGGCTAAAGAAGTAACAGAAGCAGTAGACACATCTGCAGAGGAGACGATCCAGGAAGAAGTGCAGCACAGCGACTGGTTCTACAAAGTCAAGGACTATTACGACACAAAGAGATGGAACCTGGTTATGGTAAAGAACGCTGTCAAGAAGGACAAGATTACCGAGGAAGAATACGAGGAAATCACAGGTCGTAAGTATAAGGCATGATACCCTACGCAGAATTTTACAACTATGACCGCCTGGAAAGCGCGGCCGTAGAGTTAGGCTTGCTCAATACCGAGGCAGACGAAGAGAATCTGCTGAACCTGCATAATCAGTTGGTGTGGCATCTGTACCGGTTCGATAAGAACCCACGTGCGGATGCCATTCTTTATGCAGTAATAGAGGCCATTTTGGGTGAAAAGGCGGCAGATATTACGGACGTACCGTGGGAACTACGGTGCGTTTGGGAAGGAGGTAAAAGAGCCAATGTCTTTGAATGAAATTCTTGCAAGTGGTGGAGCGCTACTGCTGTTCTTGACACTGGTGCAGATTACGCCCATCAAGGTAAATCCGTGGTCTGCAGTTGGAAAGATTATCAGAAACGGCATGAGAGCCATCGGAAAGTCGATGAATAAGGACGTTATGGATAAGCTGGAATCAGTGCAGAAAGAGTTAAAAGACCTGGGAGAAAAGCACAACAAGCTCGAAAGGCGTATGGATAAAGATGATGCGGACGAATGCCGTACAAGAATCCTGCGATTTGCCGACGAGTTGAGAAGGGATGTCAAACATTCCGAGGAGTTCTTCAATCAGATTTTGGATGATATTTCGGACTATGAGCGTTATTGCGCAGAGCATCCGGAATACAAGAACAGCAAAGCGGTAAATGCCATTGCCGAGATAGACAAAGTTTATCAGAAGTGCATGGAAAAAAATTCATTTTTATAACAGGAGGAAAAGAAACATGAAGAAAATTGATTGGGTTAGAAAACTCACAAGCAGAAAGTTGTGGACTGCGGTAGCGTCATTCGTATCTATGATGATCCTGGCTACTGGCGGTACGGACAACACAGCAACACAGGTTACAGCACTCATTATGGCAGGAGCGTCAGTGGTGGCATACATCATCGGCGAAGGCTTGACCGATTCAGCCAACATCGGCTCAAACAGTGAGGACGAGGAGTAATCTGAGAACATATTGTAAGCACAGGGCGGTCGAAAGACTGCCCTATTTTGTTAGGAGGAAGAACCATGAGTTTAGTAGTTGGAAGCGCAAGAATTGACGAGAACGGTCACATTTCGGGAGGAAAGCCGGGAGATCAGACTGGAAACGAGGTATCAACCCAGGCGTATTACGTCCATTCAAAAGGCTGGTACTGTCTGAGACCGAAGAGCACCACGGTAGCAAATGCCATTGCGGAAGCTATGCTGCAGGGATGCAGAAACAACAATATCGGATATTGTCAGGGGCACAGGAGCAATGTAATCGAACAGCTGAGAAAAGCCGGAAAGCTCGCAAAGATTTCTGCAAAAACAGAGGCAGACTGCAGTTCACTCGTGAGAGCGTGCTGCATCCAGGCTGGTTTTGATCCGGGAAATTTCAACACAGCGTCCGAGGTTTCGGCATTGAAAGCAACAGGACAGTTTATGGAACCGATTGCGGTAACTTCCAAAACTGAACTGTTCAACGGCGATGTGCTTGTCACAAAGACCAAAGGACATACAGTGGTTGTTGTTTCCGGAAATCCGAGACGTGTAAACGCCTATTACCCTAAGTATAAAGGGGCATCGGGTTCTATCATTACGGCGCTTGCTGCAGTGGGCGAGAAAGACACATCAAAGGCGCACCGGGCCAAGATTGCAGCCGCAAATGGAATTACAAATTACGCATATACCGCAGCGCAGAACACCAAGATGGTTAATCTTCTCAAAAAAGGAAAGTTAATCAAAGCGTAAGTTCTGAAAAGGTATCACATCGGGGTGGCTGAAAAGCTGCCCCTTATTTTGATTTAAGGAGGAGTTTTCTATGGAAAAACTATTTGGTATTGATATTTCACACTGGCAGGGAGATATGAGCATCGAGCAGGCCAGGAACGAAAGAGGAGTGAGATTTGCTATCATTAAAGCTGCAGGAGCAGATGATGGCAAGTACAAGGATAGCAAGTTTGAAAATTACTATGCACAGTGTAAGGCTATCGGACTTCCGGTAGGTGCATACTATTACGGTAATGCAAAGTCTGTTACGGAGGCAGAACAGGAGGCAGACCATTTCCTGTCAGTTATTGCAGGGAAGCAGTTTGAATATCCTATCTACTACGACGTAGAAGGTAAGATGCTTAACAATAGCAGAGGTGTCCTTACGGATATTGTAATTGCGTTCTGTGACAGGTGCGAAAAAGCCGGATATTTTGTCGGAGTATATACATCTGATTCGCATTTCCAGGCACACGTAGACGATGATCGCCTGCAGAGATTCACTCATTGGGTAGCGAGATATTCTTCAAATGAGCCGGTAACAGTTCACGATATTTGGCAGTACGGAGGAGAGCATAACTACATTGCTGACAAGACAATCTGCGGAAGAACTGTGGACCAGGATTTTTGCTATCGTGATTTTGAAACAGAAATCAAGAAGGCAGGACTCAACGGATTTTCTGCCAGCGCAGGAGATGAAACGAAGGAGCCGGAGGTTTCAGAACCGGAAGGCAGTACCCTCGATCTGCTCTACAGAACGATGAAAGACGAGTTCGGCGGTGGTGACGCAAGAAAGGCGGCTCTCGGTAGCAGATACAATGAAGTGCAGGATGTGATCAATCACATCGACAAAGCATCCGTGCAGGAGCTTGTAGACGAAGTGTGGGCCGGTAAGTACGGTGACGATGAAGTGAGAAGGACCATTCTTGGCAGTAGATGGCAGGAGGTCCAGGACGCAATCAACGCCGGAAATAAGAAGTATTACACCATTAAGAGCGGAGATACGCTTTCCGGCATTGCAGCGAAGTATGGAACTACAGTCAATGCGATTGCTCAGCTCAACGGCATTGAGAATCCGAACCTTATTATCGCAGGAGACACCATCAGAGTAAAATAACAGGAGGAAACGGTGGCATTATGAAAAACTACATCGGCGTGAAAATTGTAAAAGCTGAGCCGAAGGAGAAGAACGGAGTACCTGGGTATGCCGTGAAATATCCGGATGGTTATGTATCATGGAGTCCGAAGGAAACCTTTGAAAAGGCGTACCGTGAATTGGACTGCCAGGATTTCATCAATTCAGCAGAGTAAGCAAGGGAGCCTATGATCCGCAGGGGTTGTAGGCTCTTTTTTTATTGCAGAAAAGCGGAACAAGACCGCAGGTAAAATCAATATACAAAATAACCAAAATCAGACCGGGTATTTTGACGAAAAGTTCCCGAGACACGATAGGCGATTTTAGTACCTATCCTATGTCTAAAGACTAAAAGCCGGTATCGAACCGTGTACGAAGTCATAGAGCTATATGTTTTCAGAGGTGTAATTATCCACATTATCCACACGCATTTGTGGATAAAATACGCTTTTGAGAGTACGCAAATGAGCATATATTATTCTATCTCTAATATCTATTATCTAATCTCTAATATCTAGTAAAGAATCCTTGTAGAAACCTTAGAAGAAATCATGTAAGAAATCTTACAATGCACCAAGCAACCATGCGGGTTTATGGTCCTCGCAAATGAAAATAGGGAGTAATGCACCAGGTAGCGCAGATGATCCGGAAATTGCAGAAGTTCTCGTGAGTGCGAAAACATTTTAGCAAAAACTCGTAAAATAGAAGTATATCTATTGACAAATACGCAAGTGCGAGTTATAATATAACCATAATCAAACAAAACAATTTGATTAAATCCGAAGGAAGGAGGAATTACCAGTTGGGTAAGAAAGGTAAGAAGAAAGACTTTTCCACAAAGGAAAAGGAACTACTTGAAATCGAAAACCTTAAATTACAGAAGAGAGAAAAGCAGGCCAGCATAATCTCCACCATAGTAATCATGATTGTGTCAGTGATTACGGCAATTCTGAAATGGTTAGGTTTGATTGATTAAGTAGTTCCCTTAACGGTCGGGAGGCAGCAACACCGCCTCTCAACTGTTAAGTCTATCATAAAGGAGGCTGATTTGGCAATGAAGAAATTGAGACAGTTCCTACAGTCGGTGTTGTTCATCAACTTTATGGTCGGCATATACGACGGTATGAGAGCGAAGAATTTGGTGGCAATTTTGATAAATGGAGTAGTGGTACTGGCACTGATCGCCGGAGAAAAGAAAGAGAGGTAAACGATATGAAGTGGGACGTAAAACACGATAGAGCAAAGAAGGTATTAAATCATTTCCTGGATAATGCAGGATATTGGACCGAGACAGAGAGCTTGACAGAAGGACTTACCGAGGATGAAATCCAGGAAGTAAGCGCAGAGGTAGCAACGATGATTCAGAGCATCACAAAGAGATACAAGCTGGATGTTATGCTTCCTGCAGAGCCGGTAGTCAAGGATGAACCGGCGGTCGAGGAGAAAGCTGAGGAGCCGGTGGCTGAGAGACCTGCAGAAGAGGTCAAGGAAGAAAAGCCGGTCGAAAAGCCGAAGAGACGTGGCAGAAAGCCGAAGAAAGAGGAGGTTGCGTAGGATGGCATACGAGAGAAAGACAATAGACACCTGGGAGCTGCAGTTAAATTATGGGTACGGATGGGAGTACACCTTGACCGAATACACAAAGAAAGAGGCAAGGGAGAGGCTGAAAGAATACAGAGAGAACCAGCCGCAGTACCCGGCACGACTGGTCAAGAAGAGAGTTAGAAAGGAGGCGATTGCGTGAGCACAGCGGCAAAGCTGACAGCAGAGCAGGTTGAGAACCTGGCAAAGGAGATTCGAGAGTTTCTGTTGGAGCATGGGCTATGGCAGGACGTTGATATTTACTTCAACGGAAAGAAGTACACGAGTTACGATCCGGAGAACGGAAAATATTATTACAACGACAGGGAGCATCTGATCGAAGTGGCAGACCAGCCGGAGAGACATTTTGAATATGTTAATCCGGAACACATTCTCAGCATGAGTTTTGAAGGACCGGTATGTGAGATGCTGTACTACGGCATCCTTCCTTCGGTCAGAAAAGAATTTGACAAGATATTCGAGAGATACGGCTTGTATTATGAGTTCGGGCATCACTGGAATTTCAGTTGCTATTACATCTGAGAAAGGAGAAAGTGCAATGAATATTGGCGTGGAAGTATTAAAGGAAAGCGTAATCAGAGTGCAGTCACAGTTAAATGACTGGATGGATTGCGTGTTTGTTGTAAGCAAAGATGATGAAGAGAAGGCGAGAGAGGTATTGGAGAAAGCCTGGGACAGTTTTTGGGAAGATGGAGACGGTTGGTGCTACGGCAATTACCTAGAAGATAAGCTGGTAAATGCCGGTATTGCATTCGATGCGTACTACGCAGATGCGGAGGAATGAGGACATGGAAGAATACAAGGACATATCAAGAGGCTTGAAAACGCTTCTCGACAAGGCAGAAGAAATGGGGTGGAACTGGGAAGCCTACATTGAGCCGGACAGCAGAAGAACCTATGTTGAAATTGGGCAGTCGTCACCTGCAGGCGAAGATTTCTCCATGACGATTGATTTCGATGAAGAGAACCAGGCGGATAGTTTCAAGGACAGCCTGGAATCCTACTACGAAGATTTCGACATCGACGAGCATATTGAAATGTGGATAGAAGCCAAGAGAAGCGGAACGAGTGGAGTTCCTTCCACAAGGGAGCTTGTAAAGGATGCAGAAGCCATTGACGGCATGATATTGGAACTGTCGCAGGCCTTGCAGAAAGTAAACATCCCGGTACTGGTTGGCAGTTACACGCCGCCGGATGAAAACGGAGAAGGCGAGAAGATCGTCCGTGAGTTCTACGGACAGGGGCATATCTTCAAAGACGAAGATGCGTTTTACCACAGACCGGATGATCCGTGCTACATCCCGGAATTATCCGATACGGTGTACACGAGAAACAGCATCCTGCAGGAGTGCAACCAGCAGGACGATTTGGCAGAGGAAGTTTTCGAGGCACTGGACTGGCAGCACGTAAGTAGCTTGCTGGAAGATTGGCAGAGAAATGGAGAGTTAGATACCTGCAAAGAATGCGGAAAGATGTTTAACTGCTACGGAGTAACGAAGTGTCCGTATTGCGGGGCAGATTATGAAGGAGGCGATGAATAATGGGTTACACCTGGTTGGGAATGCGAAAGCTGACCGGGGAAGAAGTTCTGCAGAGACACGAGAAGGGCGAACTGGCCGGATGTTTCAGACTGTACGACGACAACAGCGAGGCTATGATCGACAGAGGCTATGACTTTGCAGGCGACATCCTGGCACACCACAAGAAAGGCGGTGAGTTCGGAGAAGAGATTGACACAATAGACCTGGAACTGGCAGACGGAAAGAAAATAACAGCACCGGCGGTCGTGGACGTATCGGCACTCGGATGTATGGACGAGCTGGAATATGAGTTGTGGCACGTGATCGAGGACTACATGGTTCAGTTCGGTATCAGAACGCAGGATGATGAACCGGACTGGGCGACAGTCAAGGCGGTGCAGGATTGTATCTTAAATCAGTTTATAGGCGCAGGAGTCAATTTTAAGTTATTTGATGATGAAACACAGGCTGAGATAAATAAAAGGTTCAGAGAGAAGGAGAATGAGGCAAATGGCAAATAAGAAAAACGAGAAGCTGGAAGTTGTGAAGGTAGCATTGGAAATTGTACTTACCCAGGAAGATATTGACGACATTATGTGCGGAGCATTGGAAGGAGGCATAAATTACTGGTGCGACGAGGCGAAGGTGATGGGCGGCTACCTCGGAGAGTACGGAAGTGAACAGATTGCAAGAGGCGGTAAGCTGAGACTGCATCTGCCGGAGCCGTTCGACAAAGACGATACGGAGTATTATGAGCTGGACTTAGAGAAGTTTAAGAAGGGAGTTGAACTGTGGGCGATAACACCGGTCGGCTGCAACTGCCTGGAACAGATCGACGGAAAGATCCGATTCGATACCTGCAATGCGGACGCAATCGTGTGTGATGCGATTATCCAGTATGCGCTATTCGGTGATGTGATTTTCGGTTAGGAGGCGAGATTATGGCAGCACTTGCGGTATTAGCATTCCTGGTATTTGTAGGACTGGGAAACAGAAAGTAGGTTAGAGCAATGAGCAAAGGGATTGTAACAGATTATCCGGAGATTTGCTTTATCTGCGGCAGACCATCAGAGGCCGAGCATCATTTGGTGTTCGGCACTGCTGGCAGAGAACTGAGCGAAAAGGATGGACTGAAAGTGCCGGTGTGCAATGATTGTCACAACATGGGAGACATCCTCTGCAGAATACACGGAAACCCGATGGCAGAGAGGATGTCAAAGATAATCGGACAGCTGGCCTGGGAAAAAGAATACGCCCTGCAGAAGGCAGATGAATTTGCAAGGATTATTGATGAAGGCAGGGAGGAAGGCGAAGTAAAACAGATTATCCATAAGGGAGGCAGAGAAGCCTTCCGGAAAAGATATGGATGTTCGTATTTGTAGGAAGGAGGCAGACAGATGTTAGGCGGAGGACCATACGAAGCGACCACCTGCCCGGAATGCGGCAGTACGATATGGAACGGCAGATGCGAAAATCCGGATTGCAAGTATCACTGGCATCCGGAAGGAGAGGAGGACGAGGAAGAATGACATTAAGAGAAAACGCAGCGATACTGGAAACATACCTGCATAATATCCGGAACATCGAAGAGATGCCACCTGGCCCGGCAGAGTTGGATGCGCTGGATGCAGTGGTGGAGGCTATGAAAGCTGCAGTTGAAAATGTGGAGTACGGAGCATTTGCCTGGGACAAGCAGAGAGGCGTGTTTGTTCCAATAGGCAGACCGGTACTAGCGAAACAGCTGTGTTTGAACAGGTACCAGGAGAGAGTAAGAAACGGAGAGATACCGAGCTGGATTGAGCCGGAGAAGTTTAAGATTTTGAAGAGAACGGTCGTTGAGATAGCAAGCGACTGGAATTAAGTTTAGGAGGATGAGATTATGCCAAATCATGTAAAGAACGTAGTGAAAATGGAAGGAATTACAAACCTG